CTTTACTTTATACATATCTATCTATTTATGTTAAATCTGTAATCTTGTGCTATGATATAAAACCCTTGCTCTCCAGCAGAATCGTCAAATAATTCATTTTGATTTTGAAAAAATATCTTATCTACTACAACCCCTCTATAATTTCCACTTGTATAATCTAAAGCTGTTCTCACTTTACCAGCTAAATCCACTAAACTGCTATATCTTATATCATATATACTTATTTGAATTGTAACATAGTCGTACTGACTTACACCGTTCTTAGTGTTATTAGGCTCGTCTGATACTACTTGATAAGTAATATAAGGCAATAAAACATTACTAGGAAATTTGTAACGACTTGGAAAGATTCTAGGATTAGAGCCACTCTCAGATATTAAAGGCTGTACATCTGAATCAAGAAATAATATTTCAAAAACTGCTTTACCTACTTCCATTATTTCATTGTTTTAGCAAATCGTTTTTCTATAATAGTTTTCAGTTTACTGATAACACTATCCATCACTTGCTGACCTTTTGCTCTAGCAGTCTTGTCAAGCATTCTCAAAGCTGGAGCGTTATAATATCCATACTCGTGAAAGAAAAAGTAAAATCCAGTCTTATTAGCAGCCGAAAAACTACCCTTGACTCTTGGTCCTACATAAACACTAGGCTTTCTTCCTCCTTTAGTTTTACCGTTTATTATACCTATTGACTTAACTAGCTGACCAGTTTTATCAGACTCAGCACCTGGTCTAGTAGGTTTTATATCACTCTTTATATTCGTTCTAAGCTCACTTCTCAAAGGTGTAGCAGACTTTCTCAAAGCACTTCTAAGAGTAGCTCTTAGCTTAGTGTCTGAGCTAGGAAATAACTTATCCAAATCTTTTATAATTTGTTTAAGTTCTTTTTCGTCTATTTTAGCAGATACTATCATTGCTCTGGAAATGGGTTAATACCGTTATCTATTAATATGTTTATCCAATCTATTTCTTTAGTATATAAGTCTACATTGTCCCACTTAGTCTCTAAGCATTGATAAGTCTCTAACACTCCATACGATACTATCGCATCACTATCGTTCCATACGATGTAGTAACTCTTTACCTCTGGGTAGCATATTTCTGTTAATCTTAAACTCATTACGTTGTTAGTTGTGTTAGTTCGCTATCACTTAAAGCCTCGTTAAATACTGCTAGTGCTTTGCATTTACCGTAGAAAGGTTGTGTTGTTTGTCCAAAGTCAAAATTTAAAGTATTCAAACCAATCGGAACACTACCACTTGTATCTGTTGCCCTTTCAGCTCCATTTATCCAAAGAGAAAAGTCGTTTTGTTTGTATACACAAGCAATTTTTAAAAACTGACTTTGTGAAAAAGTACTATTATCTATATTGACTTGAAGATTGTTTTGTGAATTAACTCTATAAACAATTCTATTAGCAGTTGAGTGTAATATTAATTGTATGAAATTTTGACTTGTTCCATCGCTAAGAGCTATACGTCTTTCTAATCCACCATTAACTAAACCAGCTATCTCTGCATATAACACACCCTCTGTTGAGTTTATTAAGTCAGCACTACCAGCACCATTTGCAGTCTCTGTAGCTCTTGTCTCTGTGCTTCCAGTTAGTGTTGGTATGTATGATGTAGCGTAGGATAAGGCTTCTGCTTGTACGCCAAATAGATATAATCCACTTGTTCCATCTCCTTGATAATTTGTTGTAGTACCATCTTGCATTAAAAGAATGTAAAATTGTGATTGAGCTGGAGATGCTGTATAGGAAGCACTACATCTATACCAACCATTTCCAAAATCTACTACGCTTCCATTTCCAGAAACTACACTACCATCATTTAAATTAAAAACAGTAGTACCCCAACTTGACTTCTCAACAGATATAAAACTACGCTCTGCTTTTTTAGCAAAAAAAGATATAGTTAATTCAGTATAACTTGCAATACTTCTAAATATTTGATGTTTAGAAGATGAATTGCTTTCTGTTAATTTATAAGCGTTTTGTGTCCCATCTGGAGAATTTATATTAGATAATGATTCTGTTAATTCTGATTTAGTCCAACTACTATCACTAAAATTCTCACTATAAGGAACAAGATTAGTAGAAGTAGGCTCTAACAATATATGACCATTATCTCCATTACTATCATAGCTTATTCTTGGAATGTTGTTTGTGTCTATTATTTCTTTGACTGATACGTTGTCTATTGAAAAAGTACTAGCGCTATCTGACAATGAACCTCTTACAGAAAACTCAACAGAAGTAGATGTAAAATAAAATGTATAAGTTCCATTCCCACTCGTATAAGTATTGTATGATGAAGAACCTCCGTCAACTGATATTCTAAATCTACCTGAACTATCTAATATATCTAAAGTAGCTTTATATACTTTACCAATTGTTAGTGGTACGTTTTGCTTTATTCTATGTCCATTTGAACTACCATCATAAATTGCTTTGCCATCAGATATACTCCAACTAGCATCTTTATTCCAATCACTATCAGTAGCAAAGTCTCCATTTGTAATTAACTCACTACTAAGAGTACGCCCTACCATCTCGACTAAGCCACTAGAATTAACTCGACTAGCAACACTAGCTCTAGCAAAGTCAAAGTCCTCATAAGGCTCTACTACTGGTGCTACGTTGTAAAGCGTTCCAGCCTTGTAACCAGTAGGAGTTAAGATTATACTTGCTTTATTTAATAGTCCGTCTGCCATTAGCTTATGTCGTTTAATGTTTGTAAGAATGCTTGGCTGTCTGTAGTGTTCTCTATAGTACCTCCAGCAGCTTCTACTCTTGTTGTTAGTATACTTATATATTGAGCTGGTGTTGGGTCAAAGATACCACCATCAACAATAGTCCAACCATCATCCTCTATTAATCTAAATCTTGAAGCATAGGCAGACTCTGTAAATTGTGAGCCACCAAAGTTGATACTTATATCGTTATCGTGTGGATTAGCTTCCCAAGCTATTAGCGTTGCATCGTAGTTAGATGTGCTTAGACCAGTAGCGTTCTGCATAAAGTTAGTAAAGTTAGAGACGTTACCTATATTCCACGCTGCTAGAGATTGGTCGAATAGGTCGCAGTTGTATAACATTTGTTGCATATTTTCTACGTTAGTAGTGTCCCAACTATATATATCTCCGTTAAATTGTGAGCAATTAAAAAACGTTGCGTCCATTCGCTCAACATTAGAAGTGTCCCACGAGTTCAAATCTTGGTCAAAAGATAAGCAATCATAAAACATATAGTCTATTCTAGTTACGTTACTAACATTCCAATTATCTAAACTTTTATTAAATGTAGAACAATTAAAGAAACATTGACTCATATTTGTTACTGAACTTATATCCCAATTTGCGATAGAACCATTAAAGTTGGTGCAGTCTCTAAACATTCTATATAACGATGTACTAGAAATAGTAGGAGCATCTGTAGCACTAGCATCTAAATTAGTACAACCATAAAAAGCAGCGTTAGTAGATAAATCTAATACTCCCCATTGTTTAACGTCAAGCATTTTAAGTTTATCTCCAGCGTTATTGAATTGCCAACCTTGTAATGTTCCCTCTATACTTATTTCGTATTGACCAGCACTACTATAGGTGTGTGTAACCTCTTGTTGATTGTAACTTGTTATTGTATCGCTAGAGCCATCTCCCCAATTTACTGTAGCGTTATAACTACCACCACTAACCAATGGCATCATAAATTGAGTGTTCAAGCTAGAGCCACTAGAAGTGTTCTCTGTGTCAATAGTAAAGACAAATTGATTAGGAGCTGTCTGTGATAAATCTACTACGTCATTCTTTTCTAATAAAAGCACCATAGCATCTTTACGACCTACTTCCTTTATGCTCTTGATAGAATAATTAGTAGAGCCATTAGAGATAAAGTATTGTGGACTTACTCCAATGTTTGTTCTGTATCTTATTAGGCACTCTATACGCTCGTCATTGATTAAGGCATCAGCATCGAAGTTAGTGTTGCCACCTTTGAAGTCAAAGTCTGCATAAATAGTAACGTAACTATTGTCAGATACTACTCTCTCGCCATAAGCGTTAGTCGAGTAAGTCTGTGTATATAGTTTTAACTTTCTATCTAGTTTGCCTATTATCATAGTTCAAGCAATCGGTAAGGAGTTAATAAGTGGTCTACCATAAGTGGTAATTCATTTACTTGAGTTCCCATAACAACATCTTGTCGGTTCTCATAATATCGACCAACGATGATATAAATAGCTTGTACTATTGGAGCTGGAACGTCACTAGCTGTTCCACCTACTATAAACTCAACCTCTACAGCGTTAGGTCTTTCGTAAGTGTTAGGAAAGTCTCCATCCTCCGATTCATATATCCTTCCTGGTCTTACCTTAGTATCTACATCGTATTGGTCAGTAGCTAAGGTTTGTAATGTATTGTCGGCATCGTAATACTTAATATGAGTAACACTAGCAACATCTCCTACTTGTAAATCAATGTAAGGAGGAAACTCATCGTAAAAAAGATTGTACGTCTGAGTCATCAATCTACGTCTAGTAAACTCTTCTACAACTTGAGTAGCAACATTAATCAAAGACGTAATATAAGTATTGTCATCGTCATAGTCTGAGTCTATTCTTAAAAATGCCTTAGCCTCTGATAATGATATTACCGTAGACGTTGGAGCAGTCTTTAGAACTAACTTACCATAAGGCACATAGTCAGAGCCTCTTAATGTGTTGAAGTTGTAGTTATAGTATTCCATTTAAAAAAAATTAATGGAGAGA